AAAGGAGGTATCCTATTGACCCCTTCCTCTCTCCCCGCCACCATCAAAATCACCACCACCGCGGAGCCGGACCCCTATGCTACCGAGCGGCTGGCGGCGGCAACGCTGGATTTTTACCACCGCTTTATGCAGCGTCCCGATGCCAAGGAGCTACTGGAACGCAAAAAGGCCGAGCTACGCGCCCGCGGCGTGCGGCTAAACTGAAAGGAGAACCAATCATGCCACAAACAAAAACAGCCGCCCCGGTGTTGCAGCACCGTGACGGCCAGACGAAAAAATTCATCACCTGTATTTTACCCTACATCAGCCCCATTTGCAAGGCTTTCGCCAATTTCACGCTAACGGCCTGCGGGCTGGGCGCGCTGTGCGCCGTGGCCGCCCTGGCCCAGGGCGGCGGGGCGGCGGCAATGGCAGGGCTGGCTGGCTGCCTGCTGGGCGGGTGGGCTGCGCTTAAAGTACATTACCTGGAGTAACCGATGGAAAAGTTTTTATTTTATTGCCTTTGCGGCGCGGCGTGGTACCTTTGCCTGTGGGCGATCCACCACGCGCTGCTGGCGCTGGTGGTTGGGGCTTGAACACCCCCAACCCGGCAGAAAGGACCCCTGAATGGAAAATGCCAAACCAAATATTTCCCCGCGGCGCGGCATGACGCCGTTAGAACGCGCCTGGGCCGCTGCCCTGTGCGCAAGCGGGGATGCCGTTGCCAACATGGGCACGGATGCCCTGCGATTGATGGCGACCAAAAAACTGCAGGACGTAACCAGCGCCGGCATTATGGAGAGCACTCACAAGCTGGCGCGCGCCTGCCGGATCATTGACGTCTCGACCGCCAGCACCCCGGCGGCCCAGAAAGCCGCCGACGCCTATGCGCTGGAAGCTGCCCTGTACGCCGTGGCGTATGAAGCCGCGCGCCTTGTGCGGTCTGACATGTGGCCGCTTGTGGCCATGCGGCTGGACGCGGCGCAGGAAGTGGGCACAAGAACGTCTGACCTGCACATCCGCCAGCCGTTGGGCAAGCTGATTATGCGCCGCCACCCGCTGGCCGTGCGCGGATCGACCGCCCAGAACCTGGTGGAAGAGCTGCTGTACGCCGCGGCAAAGCGCGGCCGGCGGCGGCAGGACTGGGCCAACACACTGGAAGCCGCCGTGGCCTGCGGCTGCATGATGGACGCGGTATTAAGCTACCCGCCCAGATGGGAGGACACCAACCAATGGAAACAAGAGAACTGACAGACATGACTGCCGTGCTGCGGTCTATCAATGACGGAAATCTCAGCAATGCCGAACGCTGGGTAACCCTGACACAGCGCGTTGTCCGCGCCGAAACCCGCGCCAATGCGGCAGAGCGCGCCGCCGCCCGCAAGGATTGGGAAAAGCAGAACGCCGAATACGACAGCTGGCAGTCCAACTACCGCGCCGAGGTTGCCCAGCAGGAAGCCGCCAAAGCGCAGGACAAAGCCGCCCGCTGGGAAGTGCTTGCCCTGACCATGGCCGCGGCGCTGGTGCTGACTTTGAGCATTGCGGCGCACCAGGCGAATGAGGCCGCCCGCTGGCGGTACGAAGCCCAAGGAATGGGGCAAACGGAGATTGTTACCCCGCAGAATCAGAACACGGCGGTGCAGCCATGACGGTGCTGGAATGGCTGCAGGAACTGGAGGAGGAAGAGCGGGTCGTCAAGGTTGGCTGCGTGGACAACACCCTGCGGGGCCTGCGCCGCTGCACCGCCAGGATGGCCGCCGCCAGCTACCTGCACTGGGCCTGCCCGGAATACCTTGCGCCGCAGCTGGGGCTTGCATTTGAGTGCAAAAGCCCGGCGGTCAACAACGAAAAATTCTGCGAGCGCTGCGCGGCGGCGTTTTTGTCCGCGCAGATGCCGAACACGGGGAGGGTGAAAAAGCCATGGACGCACCAATGACGCCGCGGGAGGCTGTGGCCTGGCTGGTGGAAAACACCGCTGCCACCCGCAAAACCTACTGCATTATACTGCGCAGCACCAACGGCGTACACAACCCCGGCACGCGTGGCATGCTGATCTGCCAGGCGGCAGAGCTGGCAGGCCGCCTGCACGCTTACCGGGAAAGCCTGCACCACATGATGCAGGCCGGAATGATACCAGCCGATCTGCTGGACGATGTGAAGGAAGTGCTGAAATAATGATCTGCTATCTTATTACTGCCGGGGTTGTGGCCCTGGGGCTGCTGGCTACCTGGACCAGTGGCCGGGATGTGGGCTACCGCAATGCCATGCGGGATGCAGAACGGCTGCACGATGATGATGTATTCCGCCCCGGCAAAGGCGGCCGCCAATGACGGCGGAGGAACGCGCGGCCCTGATTGACCGGCTGGCCCCGCTGATCATTGAGGAACGCCGCAAGGCCGCAGAGCAGAACCCCAAGCGCCCGCCCTGGTACATGATGAACATTGCCCACCCCGTGATGGGCTGGCTGTACAACCAGTACCTGGCCAAGCTGGGCGAGGTAAGTCCGCCCGGCGATGCCTGCCGCACCCGGTTTGAGCTATCCATATTGCACCCGGCTGTGCTGAAAAAGCTGGCCGAGCACTACAAGATCCAATAACCCCGCCCCGGCGGGGCAGATATGCCGCCAAAGCTGCACGAGGCCGCGGCGGCCCCTGAATCCTCCCACAGTTGCTGCGTGGGCAAGTACGGCAACACCACTGTGCAGGTAATGCACAACGCCCGGCACCGGCCACTACTTCCGGCTTGTGCCCGGCGGCCGCCTGTTAGCTTTTCAGCCCGGCTTTTTCCACCGGGTGCCAGGCCCCTGCGTGCAGATTGCCAAGCGCCGCGGGTGCGCCTGGGCAGGCGGGTTTTTATGGTGCGTGTGCAGCACCGGCATGGCCCAAGCAACCCATGCCGCCCGGATCAACACCGGGACGCACCGCGAAGAAGCGGAGAAAAATGAGGTGACCGATGGAACGAAGCTGTAAAAACTGCCAACAGCGCCGCGTGGGCTGCCATGCCAACTGCGAGCGCTACAAGGCCGACTGTGCCCAGGATGCCAAGCGCCGGGCATATGAAAAGCAGATTGCCTATCTGGACAGCATGCCGCAAACCGCCACTGCCTTAAAAAAGACCCTTGCGCCCCGGCGGGTGGGCGGCCAACAGTAAAACAGAAAGGATGGAATCAATGACAAGGAAAAAGTGCATCAAGATGATCATGGGGACGATGGGGGTGCCGCAGCCGTGGGAGGCTGAAAAAGTTTTCCGAGCAACGCGGGAATGGATGTACGGTGAAACCGGGCCATGGCCGAGCAACCAGGAAGTACTGATGGTTATTCTGAGCGCAATGGCAAAAGACGTGGCTATTGGCATGCCGTTTACAACTTACTTTCTGGCAGAAGTCCGCCTGCTTATCATCAGGGCAAAACTCAAGCGCATCCACGACCGCCTGATGGGCGGCCCTGCAAAAGAAACCCAAGCGTGAACCAAAGCCGCAGCCCTTAAACCAGGGCGGCGGCTTTCGCAAAACCGGGCACAGCTTACCTATTATATAGAGCATGTGGCTGCGCAGCCGCAGCGAGCTGCCGCCAAACGGTCCGAGGGGGGGCCGTTTGGGCGGCTTGTATAGGGGTTATTTCAAGGTCCATTCTCCCCCAAAGAAAGAAAAGAAGTGAACAGCATGAAAACTACCCGAAAGCAATACATCCGAGAGCAGAAAACAATCTGCGGTGATAGCTATGCCGAGGTAGACTTCTGCTGGATCACTGAGCGTGAACACCGGGCAGGTCCCCGCGGAAAAAAGCAATTTGCCAGCAGCCTTGCCCAGCAAAAGCGTAACCGGGAACGATCGGCGCGGTTGTTGGTGCAGCTGCTGAACACAAATTTTGACCAGCGGGGTTTTGCTCTTACCCTGACCTACGAAGACATATGGCTGCCGGATGACGATGAAGCCGCCTGGAAGGACGTATACAACTACCTGAAACGGGTGCGCCGATGGCTGACCCGGAAAAACTGGCAGGATGCAACACCCATCAAGTGGGTGTGCGTGACGGAGAACCAGGAAGCTGACCCGGCCAACGGCCTGAAAGAAGTGCGATACCATCACCACATGGTGCTGCAGGTGGACGGCCTGACCGCCGCCCACCGCGCCGCCCTGCGTGATGCGCTGGAAGATCTGTGGTGCACCGGCCGCAGCAGGGAGCCGCTGGGCACCGTAAATGCCGACCGCCTGCAGCCGGAACACGATAGTCTGGAAGGGCTGGCAAAGTACATGCTGAAATACCCCCGCCGCCGCAAAAGCTGGCATGCAAGCCGCGGCCTAAAGCGCCCTACCTATCCCCGCCCCAATGATACCCACTGGACCCCGCGCAAGCTGGCCGATGCCTGCACCATGCGCGTGGACGATGCTGATTATTGGGAGCAGCGCTACCCCGGTTACAGGTTTTTGGGGGCTGTGCCCAGCTATAACGAGGAGCGGGCCGAATGGCGGCTATACATCAAGCTGCGCCGGAAACGCAGGTAATACAACGTTATCCCACGCCCCGGCGGAATACCCATTCGCATTCTGGCCGGAGACAATTTTTGATGAAATATCAAGGAGGAACACGATGGAACCAAAAAGCTTCTGGAAAGAAATGCAGCGACTGTGCAAACAGCGCGGCGGTACATGTGATGACAGCGAATGCGGGTATGACTGCCCACTGTGCGCACTGCCCTGCTGCGCTGATCGCAAAGCCATGGCAAGCTTAACAGCCGCCGATTTTGCCGAAATGTATACCACCGTTGAAAAGTGGAGTAACGCCAACCCGGCCAAGACCCGCCAGAGTGAGTTTTTGAAGGCTTACCCAGATGCGAAAATCAACACTGACACGGGTGCGATTGCAATTTTTCCATGCGTGATTGACGGGAAGTTGACCGGCGAACACTGCAAAAAGTATTCGCAACGCGCGGATGAATGTGATGCTTGTGCATGGGACTGGTGGACGGAGGAAATCGAATGAAAAAGATAACTTTTGACGCCCAGAACAGCCGGTGTCAGACCTCTGATGCAGAAGAGCATACCTGCCATGAATGCGGTGAATGCAGGCAGACCCAGACAATGACCCCGGCGGAAATGAGGCAGCTTCGGCGGCTGCAAACCGAACGCCGCCCGGAGGCCTGTCTTGGCTGTGGGTTGGAACATGAGTGCAGCCTGCATGGGTGTGCGGTACTGCGCAAGGCGTATAAAGTGCTGTGAGGTGGCGCGAATGAACATTCTTGAGCAGAATTTCACAAGTGCAACAGCAGCGTTTGTCTTGATGTTTGTCGCATGTCCTGCCATCATGCTTTGCGGCGCTGCCGTGGTATGCGTGGGTATGTATATCATCAAGCGTCTTGCCGATGCACTGCGCCTGCACAGGATGGCCCTGCCGCGGTGCAGCCAATGCTGCCATTATGGCACAACGCAGTGCCCGTTGTGCGGGCAGGCTGACCCGGACGATTTCTGCTCTCGCGGCGAAAGGCGGGATACATGATGATACAGATATTGCTTTCCATCCTGACCTGCACTATGGGTATTTTTGTGTTGTCCGTGCTGCTGGCGGCAGCTTATACCGCCGGGGCAGCCGCTGGGAAAGCTGCCGCGCATGTGGATGATGAAGAATCAAAAATTTATATGCCGCACACACATGGCGGAGATCCTGACACCTGAACGCAGAGACAGCCATATTTCGGATTAAGGGAGGTATACACACGTGGGGAAAAACAAACGCTTGCCGAATGACATCGTATTGGCTGCCCTGCAGCTGGTGCGCGGCCAGGCCAGGCGCAAGGCCGAGTATAAGCGCCAGGTGGATGAGATCATCCTGCGCAGCGGCACAAATTTTGTGGATACCACAACCAGCTGCGGCGCGCCCGTGCGTGTGTACCTGCCGCACGTCGGCGGGAATTCCAACGACATCACCGCCGACAAGGCCGAGGCGATCCAGCAGCTTGAGACACAGCGGGATGTGCAGATCATGCGGGCCATCGATGCCGCCGCGGATGAGATCGGGGCGGACATCCAGAGCGCCACGGTACGGGCCGCGCTGCAAAAGGCTATTGCACTCAACTGCAAGGCCTGCCGCACCTGGACATACGAGCGCTTGGAAGTGCCGGGAATTAGCCGGATAGAATTCTATCGCCGCCGCCGCAAATATTTGGAAAATGTTGCGCAACGCGTAGGAATTGGCTAAAAGTTGATACTGTGCAAGATTTTTTAGTGCTAGAATTGATATCATAGAATATTGAGAGGACAGCCCACCGGCTGCCCTCTTTTGTTTTGGAGTGTAACCCATGGCAGATAAAAACAACAAAACAACCAACCCCTGCGCCCGCTGTATCTGGCGCATGTGCGGCAACGAACGGGTGATCTGTTCCCTGCCGCGCTGTGTCAACCCGTGGCAGTGCGAGCGGCCCAAACATAAAATCGGCCCCGGCGGATGTTGGACTTACCAGCGGCCGCTGAGAAAGGCCCCCCTATGACTAACCCCCGGTATGCCAACGGAGCCCTGCGCAGGAAACACCGGGCGCGGCTGAAAGCCATGGGTGCCCCGTGCGGAATCTGCGGCGGACGCCTTGGCCCGATCCATTACGACGAACCATCCGATGCCGCGCACCCGCTCAGCTTTGTGGTAGATGAGATACGCCCCGTTGCGCGCTGGCGCGAGTTCGGTTATCCGTCCCCGCGGGCTGCAGCTGAAGATTGGGACAACTTACAGGCTGCGCATTACTGGTGCAACGCGCAGAAAGGCTGCAAGCTTTCGCCCGCAAAACCCAATTCTGCGCAGCACACCCGCACACAAAGGCCTCCTGCAGACGGCAGCTGGTGAGGGGTGGGGAGGGACCCCCGCCCCGGCCGGCGGGCGACCCCAAGCCGTCCAGCGCCGATTTACCCCCGCAAAAAATAATTTGATGGGGGGGTGGTATCAAAACAGGAAGGAGAAGCAAAAAGTGGCAGCAGATACTTCTAATCGCGCGCGCGCGGAGATCGCGAAAAGGTCTGCCGCAGAGCGCAGAAAACTGGCTAAATTTTTGGCAAAAAACGGATTGAATGACGAAAAAATCAAGTCGCTTGACCCGGTGATTTTGAATGTTTCGTGGATGAAATCCAAGCTGGACGATGCCAGGGAAACCATCGGTGAGGAAGGCATCACGGTGGAATATGACAACGGCGGTGGGCAGTCGGGCGTGAGAGAGAACCCGGCCTTCCGGGCTTATGAGGCATTGTGGAAAACGTACCTGTCTGGATTGGATATGCTGATTAAGCTCCTACCTGTGGAGGTGCCGCAAGAGCAAATATCCGACATTAAGCCGACAAGCGTACTCACTCTGGTGCAGAATCGGAGAAAACAGGACGCATGACCGGCGCACAGATTCCAAGATACCGCATCGAGCCGGAGCGCGTTACGACCGACGGTGCGGACGCCGCAGCGCTGATGGCCGCCTACGGCAATGCGCTGGATGAATGGCAGCAGCTGGTGCTGGACTGCTGGCTGGGCCAAGATGCATCCGGGCGGTACACCGTGACCTCTGCCGGGCTGGCCGTGCCCCGGCAGAACGGGAAAAACGTGTGCCTGGAGGGGCGAGAGTTTTTCGGAATGGTCATCAACGGTGAGAAGATCCTGCACACCGCCCATCAGGTGCGCACGGCGAAAAAGAGCTTTAACCGGCTGGCCCGGATGTTTACCGACAAGCGGCACCCGGAGGTGCTGGAACTGGTGAAAAACATCCGCTACACCAACGGCGAGGAGTGCATCGAGCTTCTGAACGGCGGGAGCATTGAGTTCTCGGCCCGATCCCGGCAGGCGGCCCGCGGCTTTGACGGCATCTCGCTGGTGGTCTATGACGAGGCACAGGAGCTGACGGACGACCAGGTGGAGGCCATCATGGCCACGCTGGCCGCATCGGCCACCGGCACCCGGCAGCTGATCTATACCGGCACGCCGCCCTATCCGGGCTGTCCCGGCGACGTATTCCGCCGCCGCCGGACAGCCTGTCTTGACGCACCGGGCGTGCACGATGCCTGGCATGAATGGTCAGTGGAGGGAGAGCAGGTTGACAAGATCGATCTCGAAAATCACGCGGTCTGGTATCAGACTAACCCGGCCATGGGCATTCGGCTCAGCGAGGAGTTTGCGGCGGAGGAGTGCCGGAGCATGAGCGCCGACGGCTTTGCCAGAGAACGCCTGGGCTGGTGGAGCCCCATTCTGACGGAGCAGAGCGACAAGGCGCTGGATGCCCGGGCCTGGGCGGCCTGTGCCAGCGAGGCGGAAAAGCCGGACGGCAAAACCGCTTACGGCGTCAAGTTTGCCGCGGATGGCAGCGCTGTGTGCCTGTGCGGCGCGGTGATCCCGAAAGATGGCCCGGCCCGCGTCTCGCTGATCGAACAGCAGCCCACCGGCCGCGGCCTGGCCTGGCTGGTGGACTGGCTGAACGAACGCTATGACCGCGCAAGCTGTGTGGTGATTGATGGCCGCAACGGGGTGGACGTGCTGGTGGAGCGCATCCGCCCCACCTGGAAAGCCAAAAGCGCCGTGCTCCGCCCCTCTGCCAGGGACGTAATCGCATCGGTGGGGCTGTTTACCACCACCGTGAACGAGCGCGGCCTGACCTGGTACAAGCCGCAGCAGGCCCTTGCCGAAAGCGCCGTTACCAGCACCAAGCGCCCCATCAGCGGCGGGTATGGCTTTGGCGGCGACAACAGCCTGCCGCTGGAAGCCTGCGCCCTGGCACTGTGGGGCGCGAAAACCTGCAAGCGCGACCCGACACGCAAGATGAGGATTGGATAAAGGAGAACCATGACGACTACCCTGAATTTTGGTATTGTGGCCGGGCTGACCGCCGCGGAACAGCAGCAACTCAGCGACCTGGCCGAGGCGTACACCTATCACCAGAGCCACAACGCCACCAAAGACAAATATTATGAGGGTCATGTGACCCTGAGGGATGTCAACCTTGGCATTGCCCTGCCCACGGGGCTGCGCGGGCTGGAGGTCGGCTGCAGCTGGGGTCAGAAAGCGGTGGATGTGCTTGCCGCCCGCAGTATGTTTGACGGCTTTGTGGGCACCGGCGGCAGTCTGGACAGCCTTGCCCGGCTGGTGGCGGATAACCGCCTTGTGGCCGAATACGCCAAAGCCTGCCGCGATGAGCTGAAATACGGCTGCGTGTTTGCCACGCTTTCGGCTGACGATGCGATCGGCTGCCGGATCCGGTTCCACTCCCCTGCTGCGGCCGCTGCCCTGTGGAGCGGCGAGAAAGGCCGGATCGACTGCGGCCTTGCCATCATCGACACCATGAAGGACGAAAAGGACGAAGGGAAATGGACTCCGTCCATCGTCAACCTGTATACCGACACCGCCCTGATCGTACTGACCCGTGAAGGGACCGTCTGGACAGCAGAACGGCATCCCAATAAGATGGGCCGCCCGCTGATGGAGCCACTGATCTGGAACGCCACCAGCAGCAAGCCGTTTGGCCGCTCCCGGCTGAAACGGCCCATCCGCTCCCTGATCGACGATTACGTGCGGGTTGTGGCCAACGCCGCCATTGCGCTGGAGTTTGACACCACGCCGCAGAAATACATTCTGGGCGTGACGGATGAGCAGTACGATACCATCGTATCGGACAAGTTCCGGCAGTACGTTGGTGCGATCATCGCGGCCACGACCAACCCCGACACCGGCGAAAAACCCGCGTTCGGCCAGCTGGCACAGGGCAGCCTTTCGCCGCACGTTGAAAAGATGCGGATGACGGCCACCCAGTTTGCCGCTGCCACCGGCCTGACCGTAACCGATGTGGGTGTGGTGAACGACGCCAACCCCACCAGCAGCGATGCCATTCTGGCCCAGAGCCAGACCCTTGTATTGCTGGCCCAGCAGCTGAACACCGGCAACGGCGACGCGCTGCGCACCATTGCCCGGATGGCCCAGGCCATTGCCCGCAAAGTAACGCTGGATGAGCTGACCGAGGAAGAGCGGGACGTGATGGCCCACTTTCGGAACCCCGCCATGCCCAGTGTGGCCGTGACCGCGGATGCCGCCATCAAGATTGCTTCCGCCCGGCAGGAGTTTGCCGCCACCGACACGTTTTTGGAGATGATCGGCTTTGACCAGGCCGATATCCGCCGCATTAAGGCGCAGGAACAGCGGGTGCGCGGACAGCAGGTGCTGATGGAGATGGAAGATGCAGATAACAGCCAACGCCTGGAATGAGTACATCACCCGATTGTCCCGCCTGAACCGGAAAGCCGGGCAGCTGATGCGGCAGTACATAGACACCCACGGCACCGGGGATGCCGATGCGCTGATTACTTACGCCGCCGCGCTGGTGACAAAGTACGGCGAGGGCAGCGCAGAGCTGGCCTGCCAGATGTATGATGCACTGGCCGAAGCGGCCAACGCCGGGGTGCCCGCCGCAGAGCCAGCCGAACCGGCAGACTACGGCGAGGTTGCCCGCATGGTGAACGCCACCAAGAACCAGAACCCCGCCAACCTGCCCAACGGCGTCAGCCGCCTGGTCAAGCGTGCCGGGGCGGATACTACCCTGAAAAACGCCGTCCGCGATGGGGCCGAGTGGGCCTGGGTGCCCCACGGGGATACCTGCCCGTTCTGCATCACACTGGCAAGCAACGGCTGGCAGAAAGCCAGCAGCAAGGTGCTGAAAGGCGGCCACGCCGACCACATCCACGCCAACTGTGACTGTGAGTTTGCCATCCGGTTCGACCACAACACCACCGTGGCCGGGTATGACCCGGACAAGTACCTGAAACAGTACCGGGATGCAGGCGGCGACATCAACAAAATGCGTCGCATCGACTACGCTGCCCGGAAGGATGCCATCAACGCCCAGAAGCGGGCGGCGTATGCGGCAAGGAAAAACTTCTCTGTTTATTCTAGCTTGAACATGGAGCCAAAACCTGTTACAATGCAGTCAATCAGCAATGTCAAGTCGTTCAACTGCGAAACTCTGGACGGTGCAAAGCAGCAACAACTTCAAAGCGCCCACAAACGACTGCTCATGACTGCGGCAAAACAGCCGCCCGGTGTTGAAGTCGGCAAGGCGTTCGACCTGAACATGAAGCCGTTGACGCAGGATGTCGTCGGCAGCGCAGAGGGGCACTCTGTCAAGCTGCCCAACTTTAATGTACCCTATGCCGTCATACATACGCACCCGGCGTGTGGTGTTTTCTCCCATGGTGACTTGTCGAGCTTCGCCAAAAATGAGAACTTGAAACTCATGACGGCCATTGGGCATAACGGACACATCTATGCGGTCGAGAAAAGCGCTGATTACGATGCCGTTGCGGCAAAAGACATTGTTTGGCAGCTGAACGCCGGAATAGACCGGCTGAAAAATATCCCCCGTGCGGAACTGTCAGACAAGCAGCTTCTTGAGCAGGCTGAAAAACTTGTCTGGCAAGCCATCAAAGAACTTCAAGAGAACGGAGTGAGATTCTATGAGTAGTCGGCTTACACCGGAACGGATTGCAGAAATGCAGAAGTGGCTTCTCGAACATCCGATTGACCACGAATACGACGAGATGTGCGATATGCTGGACAGCCCTGCGCCTCCGGCCCAGCTTGCTTCTCGCGCTGCTTACGATGTGCTGAAAGAAATTGGGGAACTCCCTCCCGGCGTTGAGTGATTTTTATATTCTGACCACGATGCAAACCGCACCGTGGTTTTCTTTTGCCCATTTTGCCCGCATGAGGACGGAACGGGCACTTTTTATACCAATTTTTGCCCGGCATGGCGTAAAACTGTACAGCCAGGGCGGATGCGACCCGCGTAAACAAAGCGCAGGCAGAAAGGACACAACCATGAAACGCGAAGACGTAAAGAAGCAGATCCCCAACATTACCGATGAGCAGCTGGACTGGCTGATGGGCGAAAACGGCAGGGATATCACCGCCGAAAAGACCAAAGCCGCCAACCTGCAGACCCAGGTGAACGACCTGACCACCCAGCTGAACACCGCCAAAGACGGTCTGAAAACCTTTGAGGGCGTGGACGTGGCTGACCTGAAAGGCCAGATCACCAAGCTGCAGGGCCAGCTAGCCGACCAGGCCGACAGCTTTGCCTTTGATTCCGCCCTGGACGGCGCAATCCGTGACGCACGCGGCCGCGATGTAAAGGCCATCCGCGGGATGCTGGATGTGGCGGCGCTGAAAGCCAGCAAGGACCGCACCAGCGACATCAAGACCGCGCTGGATGCCCTGGTGAAAGACAAGGCTTGGGCCTTTGATGCTGCCCCCGGCGGCTACCCCAACGTCCGCGACGGCGGCGACCCGAACAAAACCCCAACCGGTTCCACGCGCGAGCAGTTCGCCGCGTGGTTTGACCAGGTGACAAAGTAAAGGAGCAAAAGTATGGCATCTATTGACATCAACCGCACGACTACTATTTCCCTGCCGGGCAGCGTGTCCAGCGAAATTTTGCAGAAAACCCAGGAATCCAGCGCCGTCATGGCACTGGCCCGGCAGATTCCGCTGCCCGGCCTGGGCGTAACCATCCCCGTTATCACCGGCGACCCCGAAGCGGGCTGGGTCGGCGAGACCGAGAAAAAGCCGGTCAAGCGCGGCACCCTGGCCACCAAGCAGATGACGCCCTATACCCTGGCCGTCATTGTGCCGTTTTCCAACCAGTTCCGCCGCGATGTGCCCGCCCTGTATGACCAGCTGGTGCAGCGCCTGCCCGGCGCTCTGGCCAAAAAGTTTGACCAGACCGTGTTCGGGGCGGTGGAAGCCCCCGGCTCCAACTTCGATACCCTGAAAGCCTGCACGGCCCAGAGCATCCTGACCAATGCCTACGGCGGTCTGGTTGCCGCCGATGCGGACATCGCCGCCCATGACGGCATTCTGAACGGCTGGGTGCTGGCCCCGCAGGGCAAGGCCATCCTGCTGAACGCGGTGGACGGCAATAAGCGTCCCCTGTTCATCAACAGCGTGGCCGAAGGCGCAGTGCCCATGATTCTGGGTGCGCAGGTGCGCCAGAGCAAGGGCGCCTACACGGCCAACACGGCCAGCGATGCCGCCGTTGTCGGCTTTGCGGGCGACTGGAGCCAGGCTGTATACGGCACCGTGGAGGGCGTGCAGATCGCCATTTCCGACCAGGCCACCCTGACCGACGGTTCCACCACCATCAACCTGTTTGAACAGAACATGTTCGCCGTGCGCGCCGAGATCGAAGTCGGCTTCCGCTGCGACACCACGGTGTTCAACAAGCTGACCGGCGCAGCCAAAACGGGGTCCTGATCATGATTGAATTCAAGAACCGCCTGACCGGCACCCTGATGGCCGTTGCCCCGGAGCGGGAAGATAAATATCTGGCGGCAGGGCATACCCGCGTAGATGCCCCGGCGGCCGTCCCCGCCAGGCAGCCCGCCGAAGAGCCCGCTGAAGAGCCTGCCGCCAAGCAGACCGCCGAAGAGCAGACCGACGAAGAGCCCGCCGCCAAGCAGACCGCCGCCCCGGCCCCGAAGAAGAAAGCCGCCGCCAGGAAATGAGGTGATGGCAATGGTCTATGCAACCGTGGAAGAGGTCGAAGCCGGTTTCCGCACGCTGAGCGATGACGAAAAGACGCTCTGCAGCGCCCTGCTGGCCGAAGCCGGCATTGTCATCGACGCATACAGCCAGGACGCCCCGTTTGAGCGCAAACAGCTGGTGTCCTGCCGCATGGTGCGCCGCCAACTGGACGCGGGCCCCGGCGGGCAGGGCGCCGCCATGTACCCGATGGGCGCCACCCAGGCGTCCGCATCGGCGCTGGGCTACCAGCAGAGCTGGACGGTGTCCGGCGGCTCGGTCGGCGAGCTGTACCTTTCCAAGCTGGAAAAGAAGCTGCTGGGCGTCGGAGACAAAATCGGTGCCCACAGCCCGCTGGAGGACTTATGCTGAAGGGTATCGACATCATCCTGTACGAAAAGACCAAGACCGGCGAGGACGCTTTCCACGCGCCGATCTACACTGAAACACCAGTCACTGTACACAACGTGCTGGTGGGCGAACCGGCCACGGAGGATATCATCAACGATTTGCAGCTCTACGGCAGGCGGCTGGCCTATACGCTGGCCCTGCCCAAGGGAGACGCCAACGACTGGCACAACGTGACGGTGGAGTTCTTCGGGCAAAAATTCCGGACTTACGGCGATGTGGTGCAGGGCATTGATGACCTGATCCCGCTGTGCTGGAACAAGAAAGTCAAGGTGGAACGGTATGAGTAACGTCAAGATCGTGCTGAACCGCGCCGGGGTGCGGGAACTGCTCCGTTCCCCCGAAATGGCCGCTATGCTCAAAGAGCGGGCGGATTCCATCAAGGACAGCCTGCCGGACGGCTATGTCTCCCGTATAATGCCCACCCGCGCTATTGCCATTGTGGAAACCGCCACGGAAGAAGCCTATGCCGATAACCTCCATCACAACACCCTGCTAAAGAAGGTGCACGAATGATTGAAACCGAGGTGCTGAATGTACTGACCGCCGCCCTTGCCCCGGTGCCGGTATCCATAGAGGTTCCCTCCCCCATGCCCGGCACCTTTGTTGTGTTGGAAAAAACCGGTACATCCCGCACGGACCAAATTACCACTTCCACCTTCGCCGTGCAGAGCTGGGCCCCTACCATGCTGGATGCCGCCCAGCTCAATGAACAGGCCAAAGCCGCCATGGATGCCCTGCCTGCCCGGCAGGGCATTGGTTCGGCCCGCCTGGAAAACGACTATAACTTTACCGATACCGCCACGCACCGCTACCGCTATCAGGCAGTGTACCGCGTTGTGCATGGCACAATTTGAAAGGAGATCCTCTATGCAGAATGCCACCTTAGTCGGCGTGGCAAAGCCTGCAGCCGGCGGTGCCGTGTACCGTGCGCCGCTGGGCACTGCGCTGCCCACATCTACCGATGCAGAGCTGAACGAAGCGTTTAAGTCATTGGGCTACATCAGTGATGACGGCCTGACAAACTCCAACTCCCCCAAAACCGAACAGGTCAAAGCCTGGGGCGGAGATACCGTTAAAACCATCCAGAAAGAAAAGCCGGATACCTTCAAGTTTACCCTGATCGAAGCGCTGAACGAGGAAGTTCTCAAATCTTCCTATGGTTCGGACAATGTTTCTGGTACTATCGCAGCCGGGCTGACCGTCAAAGCCAGCAGCCGTGAGATTCCCAACAGCGCATGGGTGGTGGATACCATCGTCAACAATGCCAACAAACGCATTGTCATCCCCGATGCCGGTATTTCCGAAATGGAAGATATCGTTTATTCGGACAGCAAGGCCCTGGGCTATGGCATTACCCTGGCCGCCGTTCCGGACACTAGCGGCAACACCCACTATGAATACATCAAGGAGGCCTGACCATGCTGAAAGGCACAACCCGATCCGGCTTTGCATTTGAAATTCCGGATGCCCGCTGCCGCAATATGGAGCTGGTAGATGCTCTGGCTGCCGTGGACCACGGCAACCTGAACGAGCTGCCCACCGCGCTGGATCTGCTGCTTGACAAGCCGCAGAAAAAAGCCCTGTACGACCATCTGCGCGCTGCTGACGGCACGGTGCCGATTGAAGCCGTGATTGCCGAACTGAGCGATATCTTCAATGCAAACCAAGAAGGAAAAAACTCCTCATCCTCGCCGGAATGATTGCAGACGGCGAGGATGAATTGATTTGTGACCTGGCCGAGACCTACCGGATCCTGCATTACCGTACCGTTGCGCTGCCCCTGCTGGCCACCCTGGCAGCGGGCCTGCGTGAAGATTCCCGCATCTGCAAAAAACAGTCTGGCGTAAAGACCGATACCAGCACCCTTCTGCTGGGGGCTGCCGTTGACCGCCTAACTGCCCTGTGCAGCGGATTTGGGGCTGGCAGCCTGCCAACCCCTGTTATGGATGCCATGACCGGCAGAGCATCGCTGCCAAATAAGGTACAATCCTTTGCCAGCGGCGCTGCGTTTGATGCGGCCTGGCGCAAAAACAACGGGAAGGTGAACTGATGGCAACCGAACTTGCAAAAGCCTATGTGGGGATCATTCCCTCTGCCGAAGGCATTACCGGCAACCTTGCAAAAGTGCTGGAACCGGAAGCCGAAAGCGCCGGTGAAAAATCCGGCGCATCTTTGGGCGGCCTCCTTGTCAGCACCCTGAAAGGTGTTCTGGCAACCGCTGCCCTGGGTAAGGCCCTGACCGATACCCTGACGGAGGGCGGTGCGCTGGAGCAGAGCCTGGGCGGTGTGGAAACCCTGTTCAAGGATAACGCCGATACCGTCAAGGCTTATGCGCAGAACGCATGGCAGACGGCGGGACTTTCGGCCAACGACTACATGGAAACCGTGACCGGGTTTTCGGCCAGCCTGCTGCAGGGCCTGGGCGGCGATACCGCAACAGCCGCCGAGGTTGCCAACATGGCCCTGACTGATATGTCGGACAACGCCAACAAGATGGGCACCGATATGTCCGCCATCCAGTACGCATACCAGGGGTTCGCCAAACAGAACTATACGATGTTAGACAACTTAAAACTCGGCTACGGCGGCACCAAGAGTGAAATGCAGCGCCTGCTGGCGGATGCCCAAAAAATCACCGGTGTCAAGTACGATCTGGACAACCTGGCCGATGTGTACACCGCCATCCATGTAATTCAGGGAGGTGTGGATGAGCTGAACGGCGGCCTGGGCGATGTGAACAAAGGTCTTGGCATTACCGGAACCACCGCGCTGGAAGCATCCACCACGCTGGCCGGTTCCTTTGCGGCCATGCAGGCCAGTTTCAAAAACGTACTGGGTGCGCTGACCCTTGGGCAGGACCTGCAGCCGTCCCTGGACGCACTGGCCCAGTCGGTGGTCACATTCCTAACCGGGAACCTGCTGCCGGATATCTGGAACATTCTGTCCGCCCTGCCTGGTGCGCTGGTGACCTTTATCCAGGCTCTTGCCCAGACCCTGCTGGACGGATTTGGCACTTCATTTTCCGGCGGATTCCCTCAAATCATTGAAAACGGCGCTGCTCTTGTCAGCAATCTGGTGCAGGGCATTACCGCAAACGCCGGGCAGATGATGGAATCTGCGTCTGCATCTCTGAGCGCATTCCTTGCACAGGTCGTGGCAGATCTGCCGCAGATCATCACATCAGGCGGACAGATGCTGCTCAGCCTTGTGCAGGGCCTGCTTGCCATGTTGCCTTCCATCATCCGCAGTGCGGCCACCGTAATTGCCACCCTGCTGCAAGCCATTGTTACCCACCTGCCTGAAATCATCGCGGCAGGCTTCAACCTTGTGATCAATCTAGTACAGGGCATTGGGAATGCCTCGCCGGATATCATCCGCGCCGCAGGTGATGCCTGCCGCACCCTTTGGGACGCCGTCAAAAACGTGGACTGGGTGCAGCTGGGCAAAGACATTATCAACGGCTTAATCAACGGCATTGGTGCTATGGGCAGCGCGCTGAAAGATGCTGCCCGGAGCATTGCTTCCAGTGCGCTGGATACTATCAAGGACTTTTTCGGCATTGCATCCCCTTCCCGCGTGATGCGGGACGAAGTGGGCCGCTACATTCCGGCGGGCCTTGCCCTTGGCATCCGGCAGAACGCCGGGGATGTTGCACAGGCCATGGATGAGCTTTCGGATCTATCCACCGGCTCTTTACAGAGCAACGTTCGGCTTGCGTTGACAGCATCGGGCAGCGTGGCAAGCACCCCGTCTGGCCGGGAAATTGTCGATTTCACGCCCGTACTGGCCGTGCTGAACAACATCCTTGCTGAGCTGCATAACAGCAGCGGCGACATTGTCATTGGTGACGACGTGATCTATCGCAGCTTCAACCGCGCGCGGCAGTCACAATCCATCATGCTGGGGGGTGCCTACTGATGCTCAAACGCACATCTCTCTTGCAAATCGACAGCCATTCCTTACCGGTTCCCACCGGCTCCCCCACCATCAAGTTTTCGGACGTTGAGAGCAGTGACAGCGGCGCCGACGAGATGGGCGTCTACCATCGTGAGGTGCTGCGGTTCGGTGTACTGACCTGTACCCTGACCTACAGCTACCTTGATAACGCCGACTGTGCCTACCTGCTCGGACTTTTGCAAAATAAGACCACATTCCAGTTTACCTGCCCTATCCCCGGCGACGCCGCAGATGTGGCACAAACAACCACCCGCACCTGCTACTGCTCCAACTACGGGGCGGCCCTGCAGCGGCTGAAAGCCGGTGTTTGGCGGGACATGGATCTGGAAATCAAAGAATGCTAAAGAGGTGCCTGAATGGTTAAGAACATCCTGGTGCTGGATGACGGCACTGAGATTGCCGCCGGCACCGTTGGTCAGAATGCCATCCGTTCCCTGATCTGTACCGAGACAGTATCCAAAACCACAGACCTGTGCCCTGGCGCAGCCTGCTCCAATAAGCTGGAAATCACAATCTGGGTGGAACCGGGAACGGATCTTCCGATCACATCCGGGACCCGGCTGACCCACTACCGGGAGACATCCGGCCATCGAACCCTGGCGGGCACCTACTGGGCAGTTAAACCTACCAGCCAAACCCGCAACACCTATAAAGTATACGCTTATGACGTTGTATCCCGGCTTGATAGCGTACAGTCTACCTGGCTGCGATCCATCCAGGATCAGTTCCCGATGACATTGTGGAAATTCGCCGGGCTGGTAGCACAGCGGTGCGGCGTAACCATTGCCAACAGCTCCCTGCCCCGCAATGGAACCTATCTGGTACAGGCTTTTTACGCTGACAATCTGACCGGCCGCCAGCTGCTTGCCTGGGTAGGCGAAGCGTCATGCACTTTCTTGCGGGCTACACCGGACGGAAAAATCGAATTTGCCTGGTACACAGATTACACATCGCAGAGCATCGGGCCAACCGTATACATAAGGGACGGCCTGTCGCATGACAAGTTTCAGACCGCGCCGGTCGTCAAAGTACAGATCCGGCAAAGCGATGACGACGTGGGTGTGCTGTATCCGTCCGACGAGAGTGGATCAAATGCCTTGGTTATCCAGGGCAACCTGCTGCTGACATCCGCCACTGCGGATGCACTGAAGCCGGTCGCGCAGGCGATATTTGAAACGATGCAGGGCGTGACCTACACACCGCTCAAAGTAACCGTCCCGGCGGATTTTCCCCTGCCAGCACCGGGAAACATTGTATCCGTCACTGATGCCCGCGGAAACGTGCTGAGCTCCTATATCATGACCCGGAAAATATCCGGTCAGCAGGTCACGCTGGAATCCACCGGCAACGCCACACGGGACGGAACCGCAGCCGTAAATGAGCAGAGCTACAAGAACCTGACCGGCAAGATGCTGGAGATCAAGACCAGCGTGGACGGCCTGGAAGTAAAGGCCAGCGACCTGACCGGCAAGTACACCGACCTGAAAGCAACGGTGGACGGGCTTTCCTCTGAGGTGAAAAAAGACACCAAAATCACCGGCGGCGGCAACCTGATCCTGGGCAGTGAGAGCTTCAAGAACGCCCTCTCTGGCGGCCCTGGCAGCAGCGTTGTGTATGGCGATGATGGCAGCGCAACCATAACCAATGCGAACACCAACGGGTATTTTATGTTCAACACCGCGGGCGCTCGCATTATAAAAGGCGTCACATTATGCCTGTCCGTTATGTACAAACTCATTTCCGGCACCGATGCGCTGCGGCTGGGCATTACGTTTACGGGCGATAATGGCAAATATTACATTGCCTACATAAAAACCGCTGACCAGCTCGAAATTAAGCAGACAGACGGCTGGGTGCTGCGGTATGGTACATGGACCCCCGGCCAAAACGGTGTTTTGAAAAAAGCCGATTTCGACAGCAATGGCAACTGCACCAATAAGTTTGAGCTGCTTCACCCCATGCTGCAATACGGCAACGCGCCGACCGCGTGGAACGCCAGCTCCGGTGACTATCTGACCCAGGAAAGCGCAAAAAGCCTGTTTTCCCAGACCGCTGACGAGATCAAAACCGAAGTCACCAAGTCAGTGACTGAAACGGTAACGGCCAACGTGAAGGACACCGCTATCAGCGCCGCCAATGATGCCGTTGACAGTAAATTGCAGGATTACGCCACCACCGCAACGGTGAACAGCCTGAAAGAGGATGTCTCCGGCATCAGCCAGAAGGCGGATAGTATCAGCTCAACTGTCCGCAGCCTGAAAGAAACCACCACAACCATTTCCAACGACCTGGACAGCACCAAGAAGGAATTCAAAACCGTTAAAGAATCAGTATCCGCGATTGACCAGAAAGCCGACAGAATTACCCAGACGGTAACGCAGCGGATCACCGGCGGCAACAATATTATTGTGGGCACCGACGACTGGAACAATGCGACCCTGGATGCAGGCGGCAATGACCTGAGAAAAAAAGGGACATACACGATCAGCGGTGAATCCGTCCGAGTGACCAATAGGGCGCAGAACACCCGCTTCCACTTCGGTGCGGACAAAACGCTGGTGATTGCCAAGGGCATGACCTATTGCGCCAGCGTACTGTACAAGCTCAACTCTGGCACGGACAGCCTGTTTTTGCAGTTCGAGACCAAGAGCAGCAGCGGAGCAAAAAGTTATTACGGCAATGCATTCAAAAATGCGAAGCAGGACATTGAGCTGGACAACGGCTGGAAGCTGCGCTGGGCGGCGTTCACGGCGACCGCGGACGGCCATGCAGACGGTCTGTTTATAAGTACCGCGGACGACAACGCCACCGTTACCAACGATCTGACCATCATGCACCCCATGGTGCAGATGGGCAACGCCCCCACTGCCTGGACGGCCAGCACCGGCGACTATCTGACCGCCACCGAAACCAAAACCGAGATCAAGCAGACGGTGAACGAAATTAAGCTGACAGCCAGCACAAGCGGAACCAGCAGCACCATCAAGCTGACGGCAGGCGGAACAGAGATCACCAGCGCACAGATCAACCTATCCGGCGTGGTGACATTTTCGGATTTGAGTACCTGGAACCAGGATAAGACCATTATCAACGGCGGCAACATTACCACCGGGCAGCTGCATAACCTCAACTACACCACCGTGTACGACCTGGATAACGCCTGGATCCGCATGGGCACCGAGGCCGGTGAGCGCGTGTTTCTGGACAACCGGCACATTGCCTGGTATGCAACCATCAACACCGGCAGCATCGGCCTGACCGGCGTGCTGTACTCTGAGGCTGGCAGTTCCTACATTGGGGCGTGCAGCAAGTACGCCAAGTACGGCTGGGTTGACGGCCTTAACCCGACATCATATGTCGGCATGCAGATCACCTACAACCGCAGCGATGACAGCGACGCCGATTTTAACACGACCCGGGTGGGTGTCTCCGGCAAGCTGAATGTACACAATCTGGACGTTTGGGGCAGCAAATCCCGCGTGGTGCCTACCAGCTTCGGCGCACTGAAAATGGCCGCGTTTGAAACGCCGCTGCCGACCTTTGCGGACTGGGGACGCGGCGAATGCGGGCCGGACGGCTGGTGCCTGATCGCCCTTGACCCGCGCTATGCGGAGACCATCGCCCAGCACGGGCAGCCCGCCTGGCTGCTGACGGATTGCGACGGAACCGGCCACCTGTGGGCCGAAAACTGCGGCCAGTATGCCATTATACACGGTGCACCGAGGCAGCAGTTTGTGTGGCTCTGCATGGCCGCCCAGCGCGGCTATGAGGGCGGCTATGCCGACCGCAGCGACAGCAGCTACCCCGCGGGCGACCCGGCAGGCATTGATCTGGCCGCCAGCACCGCCGCCCGCGCCCAGGACGAAAGCACCACCGCCGCAGATGACCTGTTGGCTATGGACACCGGCGCGAACGAAACCGCAGACATTCTATTGGAGGGATGGACATGAAGAAATTATCTGGCGTGGCAGTTGTGACGACTGCCGAGGGCGAGCGAGTGAGCTACACCTACATGGAACTGGACGACAGCGGCAACATCACCAGCCAGAACAACCGGGGGTCTTTTGTGGCCCTTGATGAAGAGGTTCTGGCGGCCATTGCCACGCTGAAAAATGCCGTGAACGCGCGGCTTTAAGGAGGAAACACCATGACCGATACCAAACGCATTAAAGAGTGCAAACGCAAGATTATTGCCGCGATCAATGAGGCAAAAATCCCCTTTGCGGTATCTGAGCTGGTTTTGGAGAACGTACTTGCCGCCGTGCGCGAGAACATGGCAGCGGAAGAAGCAGCAGCGGCAAACATCGAAACTCCGAAAACAGAGGAAGAAAAAATGCCGAATTAAGGCGCTGAGGAGAAAAAATGAAACAGGGAACGCAATTTGTGCTGCCGGTTGAAATCGGCATGAGCCTGGACGAGGTAAGCCGGATCGAATTTGTGTTCAAACAGAAGAGCTGCAAAGGCTTCCCGGCCATTAAATCCAACGTCTGGCCCGATGACTGCACCCGGCAAGCGGGGCAGGACATCATCCTTATTCCCTGGACGCAGGCGGAAACTTATAGATTTCTCGGCGGCGAGACGCTGTACATGGACACCCGCATCACATTGCGGGACAGCACCGACCAGCCGCAGACGGAGATTCTGGCGCTCAAAATGAGCCCAACCTTATTCCAGGAGGCTGATGGCTCATGATCCAGGTGCGAGTGGCCCAACAGAGCGCCGTATCGGTGCGCATTGCAGGTGTTGCACCGGTGCGGGTAGACGTGACCGGCACCGCAGTGGTGGGTGCGTCGGAGTACAGCGGGCCGTATGACATCACGCCGCTGTTTACGGCGCAGACCCTGCCCACTGCAAAGCGGTTGATGCAGCAGGACGTAACAATCCGCAAGATACCGCAATACGAGGTATCCAACGATTACGGCACAACGTTGATTTTAGGAGATGAGTATTATTATGGCTGAGAAATACATCAATAAAGTGATTGTCGGCAAGGAGACCAAGCTTGACCTGACAGCCGATACAGTAACGCCGGATAAGCTGGCTGAAGGTATCACCGCTCACGATAAGTCCGGTGCCCCTATCGTCGGTACCAGCACCAAGGACGTGGATTCCGGTGATGCAACGGCCGCAGTTGCTGAGGTTCTGAAGGGTAAAACTTTCTATGCACGGGGTGCGAAACTTACGGGTACGATGCCCAATAACGGGGCGGTGGCGGGGAAAATCACCACCGTTGACGGCAAATACACCATCCCCATGGGCTTCCACGACGGCGGCGGGTCGGCTGAAATTGACGCGACTGAACAGGCCAAAATTGTACCGGCCAACATCCGCGAGGGCGTTACGGTGCTGGGCGTGAAAGGATCCATGAGCGGCAACGAAGGCATGAAACCGCAGGCCAAGAGCGTTACGCCGACCTTTGAGCGGCAGGTTGTGCTGCCCGACACAGCGTATAACTGCCTGTCGCAGGTCACCGTGGCGGCGATCCCGGCCACATACGTTGATAACGCAGCCGGTGGCCAGACGTTGACGATCGGAGGCTGAGCATGGCCGTAAACAAGGTTGTTATCAATGATGAAGTTGTCCTCGACCTGACCGGCGATACGGTGCGGGCTGCCGACCTGCCGAAAGGGGTAATTGCCCACAGTGCCACAGGGGCCAAAGTCACCGGAACCACAAACTATGCCGGTTCCAGCAACGCCGGCGGCTCCGCAAAGAGCGCCGAAAAACTAAATAACAGCCTGACCATCAAACTGAACGGAACCAGTCAGGGCGCATGGGACGGCAGCAGCGCAAAAACCATTGACATAACGGCAGCCAGCGTTGGCGCGACAAACGTTACGCTCAGAAGGTGGTGACAGCTGCATGGGTGTGTATTTAGGCAGCAATGCCGTTGATATGCAGGGCGGCTTTGTGACGGGTGGTGCAAGTGGGGCGAGTTTGCAGAGCAAGACCGTAAGCCCCAGTGAGAGCGCACAGACGGTTAAGGCCGACAATGGCTATGATGGTTTGAACCAGGTTACAGTGAATGCAGTATCAAAAACTTATGTGGGAAGCGGCGTGACAAAAAAAAGTGCTGCGACTTATACGCCGGGAACGAGTGACCAGAGCATTGCATCCGGCCAGTATTTGAATGGAACCCAGACGATTAAGGGTGACAGCAATTTGACTGCGGCCAATATTAAGAGCGGTGTAAAGATTTTTAATGTGACAGGCAGTTATGCCGGGAGCAGCAGTGGCGGAAACACGCCAAACTTGCAGACCAAAACGGTTACGCCCAGCGAGAGCACCCAGACGGTAAGCCCGGACAGCGGATATGACGGACTGAGCAAAGTGACCGTGAATGCGATATCGAGCACTTATATTGGCAGTGATGTGACCAAAAAAAGCGCAGCAACTTACATCCCGAAGACAACCGACCAGAGCATTGCATCTGGGCAATACCTGAGCGGGACACAGACAATCAAGGGCGATGCAAACCTGGTGGCCGGGAACATTAAGAGCGGTGTGAACATTTTTGGTGTGACAGGAACTTATGCCGGCGGCGGGAGTTCCGGCGGCAATGGCAATAACAATGTGGAGGCTTATGCCATTACGGACACCAACCCCAGTGTGAATTTTAAAACCGCCAGCGGAACCATTAAGATTTGGGGCTATGGCACCATAACCAGTTCCGGCGGCTGGGGCGGGCAGACTACGAGCCTGGTCGCGTTTGAGGGCGACAAGTACCACAAGAGCGCCATATACGGCGGCCCAAGCAGCACCAACCTGAGCCTAAGCATCAGCAACGGAAAACTGACTGGGCTGCCGAGTGGACTATCCGCAATCAGCGCGATTGTAACGAGAGGTATATGATTATGGCCACTGATACAAAGCTGGACAGCCTGGTGATCAACTACCTGACGCAAGCCCAGTATGATAATGCTAAGAGTGAAGGAACGCTGAACAGCAACCAGATCTATATGACACCGGCCTCCTCCGGTACCCATACGCTGCCTGCCGCTACCAGTTCAACCCTGGGTGGCGTAAAGATTGGCAGCAATATTACAGTGAACAGCGGCACGATCAGCATTAGTAAGACTAACGTGACAAATGCACTGGGTTATACGCCACCGACTACTGATACCAAGTACACACTGCCAACCGCAAGTGCTTGGACTTTGGGTGGTGTAAAAATCGGGAGTAACATTACGGAGAATTCCGGCACGATTAGTTTGACAAAGGCGAACGTGACAAGTGCTTTGGGATACACACCGCCGACAACAGATACTAAGTACACACTGCCGACAGGTAATGCTTCGACTTTGGGCGGTGTGAAATTGAGTGATTCGACCAGTTCAACAAGTTCGACCAATGGTGGTGTTGCGGCAACGCCGGCGGCGGTGAAGGCGGCCATCGCGGAAGCAAAACTTGCAGCCTGGCCGATTGGCAGTATTTACATGACCGTAAGCAATACAAGCCCAGAGTCTTTATTTGGCGGTACCTGGGAAAGAATTTCTGAACGCTTTTTGCTTGGTGCTTCTGGTAGTTTTCCCGCAGGTGCTACTGGGGGTGAATCCGCCCATACGCTTACACAAAGCGAGCTACCGAATTATTCGTTGTCTGTAACCAACGGAAGCAACGTAATACGCTCCAAAACCGGAAGCTCTGCGGATGCGTATGTTCAAACGCAATCAGGAGGCTGGGGTATTCCGAACTGGGAATCCAAAACCGTAACAGTCGCCTCCGGCGGTTCCGGGAAAGCTCACAACAACATGCCGCCCTATCTGGCGGTTTATATGTGGAAGAGGACAAAATAAGGACAACAAATCATGAGACTTTCAAACGAAGACGTTCTGCTTCACTGGCCCCTGGCCCAGCACATCATCACCGCGGGCTGGCTCTACAATGATGGCAGCCTGCACCGGGCGCTGGATTTCCGCGCGGCGGTAGGCACGCCGGTATACGCCGCAGAGGGTGGCACGGTGGAGACGGCCTACCGCTGGAACGGCAAGCGCACCCAGGGGGACATCAACAGCTATGGCAACATGGTCAAGCTGCGCCACACGACCTACAAGTACGGAACCCTCGAAACCCTGTATGCCCATCTGAGCAAACTCTGCGTGACCCAGGGCCAACAGGTGCAGGAGGGGCAGCTGATCGGCTACAGCGGCGATACCGGCAACTGCTATGGAGCACACCTGCATTTTGAAGTGCGCTGGAAAGGCCAGCGTACCAACCCGCTGAACTGGCTGGATGCTGATTTCAGCACGGCCAGCAGTGCGGTCAAGCTGGGCAGTTACAGCAGCGTAACGCACGATATGAAGGAAGTGGAATACATGTATTATGCAATCGACGTGTCAAAACACCAGGGCAAATTTGACTGGCAGGCAGCCTATAACAAGGGCATCCGCCATGCCATGCTGCGCGCCGGGTATGGCCGTTACAGCAGCCAGAAAGACCCCCAGTTTGAGCGCAACGCGGCTGAGTGTGCCCGGCTGGGCATCCAGTACGGCGTGTACTGGTACAGCTACGCCAGTACCCCGGCGGAAGCCCGCCAGGAGGCTCGCTGCTGCCTGGCCGCGATCAAGGGCAAGCACCTGTGCCTGCCAGTGGCGTATGACATCGAATATGAGCCGTGTATCTTGCGTCTGACCAACGCGCAGCGCACGGCACTTGTACAGGCCTTTTTGTCGGAGATTGAGGCCGCAGGGTATTACGGCATCCTGTATGCTAGCTGCGATTTTATTCGCAACCGCCTGGACTACAAGGCGCTGTCCAAATACGATATCTGGGTTGCCCAGTATGGCAGCACATGCACCTGCCCACTGCCGTATGGCATCTGGCAGTACAGCAGCCGCAACGCGCTGGGCGTGCCCGGCTACGGCACCAGCCTGGACTGCAACCGGGTGTATAAGGACTATGAGCAGCTGATGATCCAGGCGGGCCTGCAGGGCCACACCGCGCCCACACCGGAGGATACCACCCCCAACAAGCTGGACAAGCAGCGGATTACCATTGGCCGTATCTCCAGCGGCGACCGCGCAACCATCCGCGCCCTGTGCGAGGGGCTGGGGCTGATCGCGGCTGGCCTGTACCGCGAAACCTGTGCGGATGGCAACCAGTGGATGCTGGACGTTGGGCCGGTATCCAGCGGCGACGCCTGGTACATCATGCGCAAGTGCGCAGAGCTGCAGCTGATTGATGCAGGGCTGTACAAGGCTGAGTATGTGGGGTAAAGCTATGAAAAAATTGTTTATCTCCCAGCCGATGCGCGGCAAGACCGACGAGGAAATCCTCAAAGAGCGCAAGGTGTTGATTGCTGATGTGTACATGAAAACCCATGAGGAAATCGAGGTCATCAAATCCTTTTTCGAGGGCGCCCCGGCTGACGCAACGCCGCTGTGGTATTTGGGCGAAAGCCTCAAGCTGCTGGGCACCGCTGATTTTGTGGTGTTCGCCCCCGGCTGGCAGGATTATCGCGGATGCCGCATTGAGCACGATGCCGCCGTAGCCTACGGCATCCCTATCGTGGAGGTGTAAATCCGATGCAGCCGTGGAACATCGTCATCACTTCCCCGTGGCAGGTCGTGACAGCCATCGTCGCCGTAGCTACGGCATTTACAGCCATTGACAAGGCATGGGATACCCTGCTGGCGAAATGGAAAAAGCACAAAGCCCCCGAAGAAGCCCAGAACGCAGAAATCAGCTCCCTTAAAATACAGATTCAGCAAATCACTCCCCGGCTGGATGCTGTGGAGGGGCAGTTGACTACGATGGGCAAAACGGTTGATGACCTACACGCGGGGAATCTGGCGGTGCTGCATGATCGGATTTATCAGATGTGCCGCCTGTGCATCAAACGCGGGTACGTCACCGAGGATGACCTGAACAATCTGAAATACTTATATGATAGCTACCACAGTCAGGGTGGCAACGGAACGGGCACGGAACTCTATAAACGGGCCAAGGCGCTGCCCATCCGCATCGAAACCGAGTAAGGAGGATAAATCAAAATGAGCAATGCCGAGTTTATCAAGCGGGCCACTGCCGCCGTTGTGGACTACTTCAACCGCCATGTTGATGTCACCGACAACTTCGAGCTGACCGCCGAGGATACGTTCGTTGTGTGGTCGTGCAAGACCCTGCAAAACCACAAAGTTCTGATCTCTACCACCGTTCCCGACGGGATGTACTATGAAATTACCTACAATGGCGACAAGGGCGAAATGTACCTTGACGCCTACAAAAAGATGCACAATGAGTGCATTAAAATCGAGGAGGACTAA